CAAGCGGTGCAACATCCGGGGCATCCGGGGTGGGTGGAGGCGGAGGAGGGTCCGCCGGAGCGGGAGCGGCGGGGGCGGGAGTGGCGGCAGTTTCGGGGGGAGCGCCGGGTTCAATTACCGCAACAGGGGTCGGGGGACAGGGAGGACAGGGAAATTTTGGGACTGGTGCTGGCGGAGTAGCTGAGTATGGAGGCGGGGGCGGTGGAGGCGGCGGAGGCCCCGTCGGCGAAGTCCCTGGAAATGGGGGCTCCTCTATGTATGGTGCCGGCGCAGGCGGCGGCGGCGGAATATCTACCGGGGGTGCTTTCAACCCAGGCGCAACTGGCGGAAGTTGTTCTTCATATACTGGGGGAGGTGGAGCGACAGGGGGGCAAACCACCGGAGCAACAGGTGGAACGGGCGCGGACGGCGGAACATCATTTAATTGCGGGGCCGGCGGCGGAGGCGGCGCATCGAACACTGGCGCAGGAACCGGCGGAAAAGGCGGCAAAGGTGGATTTCCCGGCGGAGGCGGCGGCGGCGCGGGGTCAGCGACGACCGGGCCGGGCGGAACCGGCGGCGCGGGTGGGGCAGGACGAGTTACGGTGATTACGATTTTCTAATGAAACGGCGGATAGCATTATTCTTGAACTCGATTGCGCGTATGCTAAATCGGCTCGCGAAGTGGTTCAACGCCAATGCGAGAAAATTAACCTAAACGTTGAAATAAATGGCAACCCCACGAAGACTACACCTGCTAGGACTGCCCAATGCGCCAGTAAATCAGGATTATTCGCTCGACGGTTTTGCGACTGCCGGGCACCGATTCGCCAGAATGATGAAGCACCTTGGGCATAAAGTTTTCCTCTATGGAGCGGAAGGAAGTGATGCACCTTGCGATGAATTCATTCCAATCATTTCTGAACGAGAGCGGGTTTCGTTACTTGGGGATTGTGAATACCAATACGCAACGATGGACGAACGATTCCCGCTTTGGCAATTATCCAATGCGAGAGCAGCGGCAGAGATTAAACACCGCAAGCAGCCGGGAGATATGCTGCTGACTATCGGCGGGGCTTCTCAGAAACCAATCTTCGATTTTCATCCTGACTTGATGCCAGTTGAATACTCCGTAGGATATGAAGGAAACTTTTGTCCGCACAGAGTTTTCGAGAGTCGCGCGTGGCAACACTTTTGTTATGGGAACAAGAATGTTTGGGACGGGAGATTTTTTGATACTGTCATTCCGCTTTTTTTCGACCCGGACCAATTTCCATTTCAGGAAAAACCCGACGACTATTTTTTATATGTCGGGCGATTTATTGAGCGCAAGGGGATTCGAGTTGTTTGTCAGGTTGCCGAAGCCGCCAGAATCAAAGTGAAATTTATTGGGCACGGGGATACGTCTCTGATTACTGGAGGGCATGAAATCCTTGGCGCGGTTGATTGGAAAACTCGCAACGAAGTCATGTCGAAAGCCCGGGCAGTGTTTTGCCCGACGCTATACATGGAGCCATTTAACAGTGTCTCCGTAGAAGCGCAGCTTTGTGGGACGCCTGTGATTTCGACGGACTGGGGCGGATTTACGGAAACGGTCGAGCAAGATAAGACCGGGTTCCGGTGCTCATATCTTGGGGATTTTGTCAGGGCCACCAAAAAGGTCGATGCAATTCGGAGACCCTATGTTCGTGAACGCGCGTATCGGAAATATTCCATGTGGAATCGTTGCTACGAATACAAGGACTACTTTTCTCGTCTGGAAAAGCTCTGGGGCGACGGATGGAATTCACTTGACTGAACCTAAATATGCCGTATATTCCGGGCATGAGTTCGCTTGAAACACACGGAGTCGATGCATGAAATTTTGTCGTCATTGCGGAATCAATAAAGTCCCCGATAGGCAGGGGGAAAGTTGTGCGACGTGTGTTAGATATGAAACGTTGCTTGACAGCATGTTTTGTGTGATTTGCGGTGCGAAGGGCTGTGCGCGATGGGATTTTGTCAATGGGGCTAGCTGCTATCGTCATCCCGTAAGGGCGGAATCTTTTCTACTTGACTGAATCTAAATATGCCGTATATTCCGGGCATGAGTTCGCTTGAAACACTCGTTATTCTCAATTCGGTCCGGGGCGCAACCCGTGAACGAAACTTCGCCATCTCGCTGAACGCCGGTTCCGCCGGCAATGCAAAACACTCCGAAAAGGCCGGGGGTCCGCTGACCCCACAATCATGGATTGAAGACGGCGAATGGGAAGCGCTCAAACGCAAACGTAAACGCAAGAAACGGAGGGCTGGATATTGAATCTCTCCGAATATCAAGGGCTATTCAACAGGGGGGAGCCAACTCGGTATCCCGAGGAGTGTCAACGCATCGCACGGATAGCCAAAGAAGTGGGGCTATTCATCTCAAGTGGACAAGCCGAAGAAATTTGGCAATGGCACAGCGACAATTCTGGTGCTGGTTGGTTGGGGATTGCCGGGGAAGCTGATGAGGAAATCCAAGCGGTTCTATTAACTTATTGTGTGTTCTACTCTCGCATGAAAGGCCTTACAGGAGAAAATATTCACACCGCTGGAAATCCCGGACCTCCCGGACCTCCGCCCGGCTATCGTCTGTTGGAGTCCGATGATTACGTGAGTCCGGGCGATTTGTGGTTGCGACCTTATGACAATATTTGGGTCGAGTCTGGAACTGCGCATTGGGGATACGGGCGTTGCCCGATTTCTGGTGAAATGGGATATAGGCGACGCCCTGCCCCGGGGCAAAGCTATGCGAGGAATATTAAACTTGACAAATCGCGGCTAGGGGCTACCATAAAGGTATGATTGATGTTTTTATGGTTACTTTCGCTGTAGCCGTCGTGGTGTTGTTCATTTTCGTCGCCGCCAAGGCGGTGCGATAGCGTCTTGACTTTCGGGCCATTCTGCGGACCTTTGTAGCAGTTCTTTGATATGGCGGGTTGGAGTAATAGTAGCTCGTTTGGTTCATCCAGAAGGAGTGGGTTCAAATCCTGCACTCGCCGCCAACTTCTCCCGCCGAAACGGGGGAACAAGTCGCGTGGTAAATCCTGTTCTACGCTAGGCATAGCTAGGGCATGGTGGTAAATCGCGGCCGCTGAGGCTTGCGGTGCGTTAGCGGGTCGCGCCCGGCACCGAACCCAGCAAATCACTCGGGTAGTTTAAGACTAAAACACCGGTTTTGACACCGGAATTGCCGACGAATAAAAACGAATCGGCCCCGAGTCAAAATTTCCAGTCGGAGTCCCCCAAACTGGTCGGCGCGAAGCGAAAATCGCTAATCCCGACGAGCGGAATTCAGCGGGGCAAGACTGTGTAAACGAAGTCTCCGGGATTACCCGGGGACCAACCAAACATTCCGCTCTCTTTTGCCACGATGATTGATAAAGATTACCGCCGCCTGCTATGCCGGCCCGAGCATATCTTTGACGAGGCTGCTATCGACAAAGAATTGCTCGGGAAAAAAATCCTGATAACCGGGGCCGGCGGGTCCATCGGCTCTGCGCTGACTCGGAGGATTTGCCAAGCGAATCCCCTTTTGCTTTATGTTCTCGGACATGGCGAGGATTCTATTTTTCAGTTGCAACAACGGCTTCTAGATTCATCGTGTATTCGACCGATTATCGCGGATGCGTATTCCCACGAGGTTTTCACTTTGCTCGAAACGGGCAACATCGACCTCGTTTTCCACACGGCCGCCCACAAACATGTCGGGCTTATGGAATCAAATCCGCGCTCGGCCTTCGCGAATAATACCCAAGCGACGATTTGGCTTGCGCGCAAATGCGAAAAACATAACGTCCGGTTTGTCTATCTATCCACCGACAAAGCGGTAAAGCCCACCACCGTCATGGGCGCGAGCAAGAAGCTCGCCGAGGCCTGGGTCGATGCGAACTGTTCTAACGCAGTGACGATTCGCCTCGGCAACGTGCTGGGGTCCGCCGGTTCGCTGGTGGAAATCATTGAGAGACGGCGAGAGACCGGGCACAGCTTTAATCTGGCTCACCGTGACATGGCTCGTCATTTCGTCACGGTCAAGGAAGCGGTAGGGCTGATTCTTACCTCCGGCATCGGTTTGCCCGGGAAATATACCCTTTACATGGGGTTACCGCGATATATTGAGGCGATTGTGAGACAAATTGCTCCGAGCATGGGAATAACCATATCAAATAAGGTCGGCAAAGAAAAGCTAGTCGAAGATTTGCGAGAGGATGACGAGGGATATTATGATAATCTGGATTCGCCCATTGTCAAACTGACCCGGGACGTGAAACCCGAGCTAGTCAGCGCGGTCCTCGAAATCATCGAAGACCACGCGAATTCTGGCATCGAAACTGAGTCCCTTGGGCGGCTTATGGTGAACATAGCCAGGAAAATATAGTGACGGATAAAATATTGATTTTGCTTTCCTACTGGAAAGGAGACCGGGAGCAGGCAATGCGGCTAGCCCGCTTGCTTGCGGACCTGGAACCCCCCGGCTCAGGGGCGTGCGATTTTGCTTTTGTGGCACGCCGAGATTGTAAACACGATATTTCCTCGGTCAACTACGTGTCCCGAAAATTCACTACTTTTACAGGAATTTCCCAACGACACGAAACTGGTTGGCCGCTCGGTTGTGGGGGTTTGTTCTTTGGCGCGATGGACTGGTGCTTACGGGGAATTTCAAAAGGGAAGCTTCCAAAATACAAAGCGATTTTGAATTTAGCGGCCGATACATGCCCACTCGTAAACGACGGCTTGCTATACTTACACAGTGAATGGGACCGACTGTCAAAAAAGGGGGTTAAGATGGCCGGCGCGATGGTCGGAGGTAACGCGCGTTGTCAGTCCGGCTCACATATCAATGGAGACTGCACCCTGATATCCGGAGACCTAGAATATCTTACCTTTATTGCGAAGCAGGCCGGAACTGCGCTGCGCGGAGGGGGAGGATGGGATTGGATACTCGCACCCCAATTCGAGTTGAAGAAATGGGCGAATATCGCAGGCATTCAGTCGCATTGGAAACGACCGACTTTTCATGAGGGGGAATGGGAAGCCCTGCGGGCCGGGGGGATTCGATGGCTGCACGGCACGAAAGATAACAGTCTGTTAGAACTTGCGAGGAAAAAACTACTCTGAAAGTCGTCACATATTACGTCCCCGTTCCGGGTCTTTGGTCTGACCAATCGCAGCGCGAGTTAATTAAAATTTGGGAGCGCAGTTGGCGGAAAGCCGGCTGGGAACCTCTCGTGATTGACGAGAATGATATTCGCGGCCATGCGCGCTATGAATTTTTTAGAGAACATTTTTACGCTAAGCCTACGGCCTATCCTGCGGACTACACGGCTGCCTGTTTCCTCCGTTGGTTTGGCGCGTATGTCATAGGTGAGCGTGTAAACGAGCCGGTGCTTTTGGCGGACTATGATGTCCTCAATTACGGATTCGCTCCTCGTCCGCCCGAGCCCGGGAAAATGGAAATTCTTTGCGATACCCCTCCGGAATCCATATACATGGGGGCGGTCCTCGGCGTCCCGCAAAACTTCCTCGATATCGCGGAGCTTTTTGCTTCCTGGAAGCCGGATGAGTTGGATTTTGCGTACAATTCTAATGTATATCACCAGGACGATTTGTCAATGCTCGCAAGAATGTTCCACCCACCCCCGGGGGATACGGCGCGACCAAAGCCCGAATGGATGGTGAAGACAAACGGGGTTTGCGCACTGTATGATTATGCCGGGTATCGCACGAGCCCCCTTGTCCATTACGGTTTCGCGATGCACAGCAAGGGCTATTGGCCTAAATATAAATTTGTAGAGGCCATACGCCCCTTTTAATATGGAGAGGGATTCAAAAATTTTTGTAGCCGGCCACAGAGGGTTAGTCGGCTCCGCGCTTGTTCACGAACTTCGTCAGCGGGGGCACGCTAATATTCTCTGCGTATCGCGCAATGAAGTGGACCTTTGTGACCCGATTTCGGTTAGATGGTGGTTTTCCTGTCACCGACCCGAATACGTTTTTGCGGCCGGGGCGAGAGTGGGCGGCATAAGAGCCAACATCGCCAACCCAGCAGAATTCCTCGTAGACAATCTGCGCATTCAGGAAAACGTGACGCTGAGCGCGGCGGAGTATGGCTGCAAAAAACTTTTGTTTCTCGGAAGCTCCTGTATTTATCCTAGAAATGCGGAGCAGCCTATCAAGGAGTCTTCGCTGCTGACGGGCCCTCTAGAACCAACTAACGAGGGATATGCGCTCGCGAAACTTTGCGGAATCAAACTTGGACAATACCTCAAGCGCGCCGGCAAGTTGAATGTTGTCTCTGCGCAGCCGTGCAATCTTTTTGGGCCCAAGGATTTCTTTCACGAAACCGACGGACATCTTGTGCCTGGACTAATCGCCCGATTGCACAAAGCGAAGTGCGAGAATGCGCCAGAGTTTGTGATTTGGGGCGACGGCACCGCGCGTCGGGAGTTGCTTTATTCCGCCGACCTTGCCCGCGCTCTAATCACCGTGATGGAAAAATACGATGACGTGGAACCAATCAACACCGGCTCCGGCGAAGAATGGTCCGTCGATTGCCTCGCCCACGCGCTGGCCAAGGTCGTCGGCTATCGCGGTAAAATTATTTTTGACCCGAACCAACCAGTTGGAGTGCTTCGCAAGTTAATGGACAACTCCAAGATTCGGGCGCTAGGATGGGAACCCCGAATAAACCCCGAGTGGGCTTTTCACGAGACTTACGAAGACTTTCTGACGAATCCCAACACGCGGCATGGAACTAGCTGACGGAACATATCCACGGCCTTATACGCCGGGACCGGAGGAGCCAATTCGTATTTACTGCCCGCAGAAAATCGAGTGGATTCGGCGAGCGTGGCTGGAAGCCACCCAAATGCCGAACGTGGATTGGAACGAAGACCCGGAGAAATGCAAGCTGATGATTTTTGTCTGCAACCATTACCCTTGCGTCACGCGAGAAGTTGCGGACGACATAAAAAAGTTCTATGCTCGGGACGGCCATGAATCGTTGGTGTATGAGTGGGACGAGTATTTCAATCGGTTTCGTGATTGGGACTGCGACATTTTTCGTCGGGAGCCGTGGAGGATTTTAGATGCTCCTTGACGGACCGCAAAAACAACTCGTCGCCGATGTCAGCGTGCTATTGCACGAGGACAAGCCATTTGAGGCCGCGAAGATAGTGGCAGAATGGGTGCGCTCCACCGGAGCGAAGGTTCCGGACCCGACAAAAAAAGCGGACGCATACACGTTGCTTAATATTCTCCTACATTTTTGCCTTAATAACGACGGGCTAGAAGATGCCGCTCGGTTGCTATGGGGCCCGACTCAATTCACGGCTGAGCCGGAATGCGTGCGGAGAGTATGGGATGCATGGGAAAATAATAATTTCATGCTGTTCATGGGGGCCGGGTCGATGGGTAAATCTTTTTCTTCGGCGGTTTGGCTTTTCCTGCAATGGATTCGAGACCCCGAATATACTACAATCAAGGTTCTCGGCCCTAGCGAGACCCATTTGGAAGATAATCTTTTCACGCACTTGGTAACGTTGCACAAAACCAGCAAGATTCCGTTGCCCGGCGAGGTGGGGAAACTTTACATCGGTCTTGATAAGAGGGCGCGCAAGGGCTCTATCACGGGTGTTGTGATTCCGCTTGGAAAAAAAGCCGCTGGACGTTTGCAAGGCGTGAAGCGTATACCTCGAAAGACCCCGCACCCGATTTTCGGGGATATGTCGAGGCTATTTGTTTTCCTCGATGAAATCGCAAATATCCCCGCCGGCGTTCACCGCGACCTCGACAATATTATGTCGAATATGTCCGGCGATGAACTCAAGGTTGGCGGCGCGTTTAATCCCACCGACCAGAATGACCTCGTAGGGCAACGTTGTGAGCCGCCTTTTGGCTGGCCATCGTTTGACCCGGACACTCACTTTGAATGGAAGTCCACGCGCGGCTGGTTTGTCGTGCGCCTCGACGCGAAATACAGTGAGAACGTAAAGGCCGGGAAAGTTATCTACCCCGGGCTGCAAACGCTAGAGGGCTTTAACCAAATCATTCGCAATTCGGGAGGCACCGATACGCCCGGCTACTGGGCTATGGCGCGAGGATGTTTTCCGCCACTCGGCACCGTTCTGTCGATTATTCCGGTTGGCATGTTAGACGATTTCAAAGCGGAGTTTGTATGGTATGAAAACCCTCGCCCCTGTGGAGGGGTGGACGGCGCGCTAGAAGGCGGAGACTCGGCCCGGTTTGCTTCCGGGAAGTGGGGCATGGCAACCGGCGTGAAATTTCCGCCGACGTTGCAATATCCGAACGGGCGTACCGTCATGTTTAAGAACAATAAAGGCCGCGCCTATCCACGATATGCGCTTCAACTCGACAAGATTTTCCTTTTGCCGAAGGGCGATACCGTCGCGATGAAGAACGAAATCGTCCGGCTGGCGAAAACTCTCGGGATTTCTCCGGAATGGCTGGCACTCGACAGAACCGGCAACATGCAGGGCGTATTCGACCTTATGAAATATGAATGGGGGGTCGGAATTACCGGCGTGAATTACTCGGAAAGCGCATCCGAGACTCGAATCATGGTAGAAGATTCCGACGTGGCATACAAGCTTTATGACCGCATGCAGAGCGAGTTAATGTTCGCGCTGCGTAAGTTTATTGAGTTCGGATATCTCAAGGCTATGCCCGCGCTTGAAACCTCCGAGCTTTACCCGCAGATGACCGGCCGGCTTTTTCGAGCGACCGGGAAATTTTCCAAGGTGGAGCCGAAGCCGGACTACAAATCCCGGAACCAAGGCAAGTCCCCCGACGACGCCGACGCGGTTTCCTTGTTGGTGCAGGCAGTTCGCAAAGCCTCGGGCGTGGTGTTGGGAATGAGTTCCGAAAATACGCTAGCCGGGAGCAATGACGACGACGACTATTATTCAGGCGACGAGGTTCGCATTGATATCACGAACAGATTCTCGGAGCTTGATTTGTAATGAAAAAATTTAACACATTTCTTCGGCCGGTCGGCGGAAAATATTTCTTAGACGCCGATGGCGTGAAGTTCCGAGGAGACCAATGGGAGCATGTCGCGGCCCGCCTGCGGTCCTATCGAAAGCGAGCGGGACAACCGCCCGGAGACCCAGAACAGGAAATCCTCGACCAAGTTTGCGCGCGTCAGCCAGAATATTGTCAAGAAGCAAAACCGTCACCCCCGGCGCAGCGAGCTATTGCCGCCGCGAATGAATTTTCTCGGGCATCCTCGCGGGCAATCACACAATGGTTGGTCAGCATCCTTCGCCTGCGCCGCGTCGGCGGAGCCCAACCCGTCCCTCGCGAGGAGGCCCGCCGTCGAGCCGCAATCTGCGCCGGATGCCCGATGCAAAAGGCTTTTTCATCTGTCTGTGGCTCGTGCAAAGCTATGCGGAAGACAGCCAAGCAGATTTTGTTTGGCGGAAGCTCGTCTATTGGTGAAAAGTTGAAGGGCTGCCGCGTTTTGGGTGAGGACACCTCGACAAGCGTGCATATTTCTCAAGACCCGTCCGCAAATCTGGCACTGCCGGCGAATTGCTGGAGAAAATGAAGGCCCCGGACGTAAAAAACACGGTAAAATCGGCCTGCCGGGTGATAAAGGCTATTGTGAAGGGCGACGCGCTGCTTTTAGACGAGTCGTCGGTTCGCCAACGGCTTGAGGCGTGCGAGGGCAAGCCGGGCGAGACGCCTCCCTGCCCGGCATTCGAGCCGACTGCTAGGCAATGCCTTGATTGCACCTGTTTTATAGACTTAAAGGCTCAACTCAGCACAGAACGCTGCCCCCGACACAAATGGGTTGTAACTAATAGGTAAACCCTTGACCGAGACGCTTTTTTGTGGACCTTAACTTGATGCCAGATACGACATATATTTATGCCCTGAAGGAACTTGCCCACGGCGAGTTTTTTTCGACTCGGATTCGGTATGTCGGGAAATCCAACGACCCTTTTCAGAGGTTCGAGGAGCATCCAAGAACTAGCGAGAGATGTCACCGGGGATGCTGGATTCGTTCACTGCCCGCGCGGGGCCTATCTTTACAGCTTGAAATCTTGGATGAAGTGCCGGAATCGGAGTGGGAATTTTGGGAGCGAGAATATATAAAGGTGTTTCGGGCGATTGGATTTAATTTAGTAAATACGACTGAGGGAGGAGAGGGTATTGGCAAGGTTTCGGATGAAACTCGTAAAAAGATGAGCGTCGCGAAATCCGGCTCTAGACACCCTAATTTTGGAAGACCTCTATCTTCCGGGATTCGAGAAAAAATCAGTCGTGCGAATTCGGGAAAGAAACGCACTGCGGAGTCCTGCGAAAGGATTCGCCTAAGCCAACTCGGAAGGATTCTCTCCCCCGAGATGAAAGAAAAGATTGGACTTTCGCTCCGAGGAAAAGCCCACAAAGATAATACTTCTGGGTTTGTCGGGGTATTTTTTGCGAGACATCGTAATGGTTGGATGGCGTCAATCGGTGTTAAGGGCGTCGAGATAAGGCTCGGATGCTTCCCCCGAATCGAAGACGCAGTAGCCGCGAGAAAAATGGCGGAACAAAAGTATTATGGCAGCGATTGAATTTCCCTCTTATCCGCCGATGACGGATGACCAAAACGACTACGTCGGCGCGATTGCGTCCCCACATCTCTCCAATCAGGTAAAGCCAAGAAACCGTTCGATTATTGACACCGCCCAAGCGAAATCCATAATTACTACTCTTGAAATTGCTAACAAAGAAAGAAATCTTAAAAACGCCCGAATTATGGCAAAATATAATTCGGAGCGCCCCTATTCACAAACTCAGTTAGAGGCTGAGGGTCTTTCGTGGAAGGCCAATATGACGACTAAACCTCTGCCAATGCTCATTGACAAGGTCGCACCGCGATTTGTCGAAGCGATTGAAGGCGTAAAATACCTTACTAACTCGTCGCTTCCTGACGACGAACCGGGTGCCGCCATAAAGACGGAAGCGTTTCGACGAGAAGTCACCTCGACTTGCCGAGCACGGCCCGGATGGCGTTCTCTGCTTTCCGAACTCGGCCAAGAAAACGCGCTGTTCGGCTACGCGGCACTGGCACAACTCGACGAATTTCATTGGTTCCCCAAGTTTTTCAGGCAGGATAAGTTTTTCATCCCAACCGGGACTAGGCAACTGCCGAACTTTGCGCAGGTTGTTGCACTCCGCGAGGAGGTTCTCATTCACGAACTCGCAATGATTATTTCGGATAAGGAAACGGCATCCGACCGAGGCTGGGACATTCCGAAAACTGTCGCTGCGATTAATTCCGCGATGCCGGAAAACCGACGCTCCGACCAAAAAAACCCGGAGCGAGCTTACGAGGACATGATTCGCGAATCTGTCGTCGGCACGTCTTACGAAGCCGGTGCTCGCGCAGTTTGTCTCTGGCATTTTTTCGCGACGGAGATTACCGGGAAGATTTCTCACTATGTCTTCGACTCTCACGATTTCGTGGAGCTTTTTGTAAGCCATGACCAATACGACAGCATGGCTGACGCCGTCTCGTTTTTCAGTTTCCAACAGGGCAATGGAACGATGCACGGGTCAAAGGGAATCGGGCGCGAAATTTACGCGATGGCCGGCATTCTTGACCGCGCCCGCAATGAGGTAGTGGACCGGCTGAACCTGTCCGGCAAGATTATTATTCAAGGAGACGAAAAGCAGTTGCAGCGCTTCAAGATGAGCATCGTTGGCAACGCGATTCTCATTGGGGCCGGGTTTACGGTCGTTGAAAAGAAACTTGACGCGGAGGTTAAGCCGTTTTTGGAACTCGACGCATTCCTAACCGGGCTGCTCGACCAAATGGCTGGTGCAACCACGCCGAAGGTTTTTGAGGGCGAGCGCGTGACTAAGGCGCAGGTAGATTTGTTTGCCGCGCGGGAGGAACAATCCCGCGATACCATCATCGGGCGATTTTTGAATCAGTTCGCCGACATGATGACGACCCTGCAAAAACGACTGTGCGACCCGGATACGTCCGAGGACGATGCAAAGGAGATGCAGAAAAGATTGCTCAAGGTGATGACGCGCGAGGAATTGAGCCGGCTTGCGAAGAAACCCGTTGCGGAAACGGTCAAGGACTATACGGACCTCGAACGCCAGCAAATCGTTATCGCGGCAACTGAAGCCGCTGGCAATCCGTTATATAATCAGAAGGAATTGCAGATGCGAAAGGTTTCTGCGCAAGTCAACGAAGAATTTGCCAAGGCCGTGCTGCTTCCGGACGAAGACCCGACCGTGCTTGCGGAGCAAACTCGATTGCAGCAATTGGAGCTTCTTATTATCGCCGGCCAAGGTGCCGAGGTTCCAGTGTCACCGCGTGATAATCACATCGTCCACTTGCAAGTCCTCATGCCGTCGATGGACGGCGCGGCTCAAGCCGCGTCTACCGACCCGCATGCAGTCGACACGCTCGCCGCATTGCTAAAACATGCCGAGGCGCACCTTCAAGCTGCCGAAGCCGCCGGAACGCCGAAGCAACCCTTGGCTCCCGCGAAAGAAATTATCACGAAGCTGCGTGGCGCGATGGCAGAACTAATCCAACTTGCGGAACAGCAAAAACAGGCCGCGCAACTTTCCGCACAGTCTACACAAGCCTCCGAGGCCGTCGGAGCCGGACAAATTTCGACCGAACCGCCGTCCCCTATTTAATTATGTTCTCTCCCACGATAAAGGGAATTCTTTGGGATTCCGCTGACGCCAGTTTCCTAAAAGAATTTTTCTCGGGTAAGACCGGCGAGAAAGTCTTGCACATTTTACACAGCCGTATTCCCGACCTCCTCGACGGCGAGCACAAAAACAAAACGCTTGTTCGAGCCGGAGAGGTGAAAGGTGCGCAGACAATTTTCGACATGCTGGTTTCGCTAACCGTGGAAGCACCTAACGATTTCCGACCACAACCCCAACAGACCGAAGCCTACCCCGACCTCGATTTAGAGCAACACTGGGACGGCAAAAACCCTCGATAAACTATGCCCACAACCCCATCATCTGACCTCCGAGAATTGTCCGCAATTCCCGGTTTTGATAGCCAACCATCTATCGACCCCGAGTCCGCCGCTGAACTAGATAAAATGTTCGCAGCGAAGACGGTCGATAAAACTTCGCCGCCGGATGACAAGGCCACGCCAGTCGAAGATGACAAGGCCACGCCAGTCGAAGATGACAAGGCCACGCCAGTCGAAGATGACAAGGCCGCGCCAGTCGAGGATGACAAGACTAAGACTAAGCCAGTCGAGGATGACAAAACCCTGCCTGCGGGGGATAAGACGACCCCGGCTGATGACTTCGACACGATTGCGCTCCCTCCATATAGTAAGCCGAAGACTAATGAATCTTTTGACAAGCTGAAGACGCTGGCGCGCGAGCGCGTGGCCGCTGCGGAGCAGGAACGCGACGCGCTAAAGAAAGAACGCGACGAACTCACGGCCAAGCTTGGTAACGGAATCCCGGTCGAACTAGAAAACGAGTTGAAGGAACTGCGGTCTTTTCGCCGCAAGCTTGACGTGGAGGCGGACCCAGAATTTAAGACCTTCGACAAGACGATTGCAGATAATACCGACTCGATTTACGCGCGACTCAAGACCGACGGTTTTACCGACGAACACATTACTAAAATCAAGGCACTCGGCGGCCCTGCTGAAGTGGACTGGGATTCGATTAAAATGGATGGGCGTCTTAAACGTTTCGTCGATGCCAAAATCATCGAGAACGAGAATGTTCTCGAAAAGAAAAACAAAGCGGTTGCCGAAGCCAAGGCTAACGCGGATGAATATTTGCGGAATAAGCAGGCGTCTCAAACGGATGTTGTTTCGCAGCATAATAAACAGGTTGAACTCAAGGTTAAGGAACTCTCCCCGCAACTTGGTTGGCTTGAGGAGCGAAAGGCCAAAGACGGCGCAACGGCGGCGGAGAAATCTGCGGTTGAGTCGCACAACAAGCTTGTCAAGGAGTCGAACGAATTCCTGGCGCAGGCCGTCGCGGATAACTCCCCCGAGTTGCGCAGTCTACTTGCTGTCGGATATGTGCAGCTTTTGAAAGCTCGCACGGACATTGCGCGCATCACGGCGGATAGCACGGAGAAAATCAAAAAGCTCGAATCTGACCTCAAGGACGTGAATGCGAAATACGAGAAGGTCAAGGGCGCAAGCACGGCCCGGCTGACCCCCTCTGCGAAGCCTGACAATGTGTCGAATCCGATTACGGACAACGTCAACGTGCCGAGTGTTGTCGCGATTGACAATCTGTTCAGGGAGAAGATGGGGTCCCGATGAAAAAGTGTCCGCACATTGAAGAATTCCCCGACCAGTATTGGATGAACTGTGTTAGGGAAGCGGAGCATCTATTTCCTAAGCCGTTGGAAACCGGGGTGACGGGTATTGAACTCGTAGTTGGCATTAATCCCCATTGGCCGTCTCAGCAAGGTCGAGTAGGTCCGTCCACAAAATATTTTGTTCAATTGGTTTGGGGATTTGAAAAGGGATTCCCGGCTATAAATTCGATTGGGCCGTTCCCTCGTCGGGAGGATGCCGAACACGTCGCAAAGCTATTCAGAGAGGGGAGGGAATACGCATGCTCGAATCTGGACCTATCGACACACTATGTGTGTGTTGTGGAAGTCGCCGAGAGAATCCCCCCCGCGTATGCGAAACTCCCTTATTACAACTCCTTCGACCCGATGATATGAGTGAGAATAGGAACAACGTTTTGGTCGAGAACCGTTCTGTGATGATTTGTCTACCCTGGTATAAACAAACAAATCCCCGAACCGCTTTTGCACTTTTGTCTATGTATGATAGGCGGAGGATGGCTATTAGTCTCGATTTCGGCGATGCATGCGTTTTTCATAGCCGCAACAAATTGGCGGACCAGTTTTTGAAATCTAAACAAGAATGGTCGCTCTGGCTCGATGACGATAACCTCCCGCCGTTCGGCAGTGCTTCTCTATATAACTCGTTCACGGGATTTAATCTCCCGGAACATTTTGCGGGACTGCACGGCATAGACCAGCTGCTTTCACGGGGGAAAACGTTTATCGGCGGCGTATATCGAGGTCGTTGGCCACATCACTCTAATCCGGTTTTTGCGGAGGGGCCCCGCCTTAACAAATGGGTGTCGGAAGGTCCTAAAGACGAGGTAAGAGCAACGGAGTGGATTGGTTATGGTTTTGTTCTCGTGCACAGGTCAGTTTTTTTGGATATAGAGAGGGCCTTCCCTCATTTAGCCCGAAAGCAAGATGGAACAGGGGGGCAGTGGTTTACCCCCAGTCAGCATGATTTAACTAACGCCGCAGAGGAAATCATTAGCTCAATAAATTCAGACTGCCCGATGGATTCCGAAGAAATTTCCAAAAAACTAGAGGGGGCGATTCGTCTATCCAGGAGAAATTCCGGGCTAGGAACCGGTGAAGACGTTCAGATGGCGCGACGCGCGGCTCAAGCAGGGCACAACTGCCATGTCGATTTATCTTTACATGTCGGGCATTTTGGCGAACTGTGTTACCTTCCAGGAAAAACAAAAATTCAATGAAAAAGTGTTGGGACTGCGGGCAAGAAAAAGATTCCTGCGATTTTAACTTGGACAGGAGTCGATGGGACGGATTATATCCCCGATGTCGCAAATGCGCCAGTGAATATCATAGGGGGTATCGCGTAAGAAACCTGCCCCGACTGAAGTTGCGAGGACGAGATAAAAACCTCCGGACTAAATATGGATTCGGGCAAGACACTTTTAATCAGATGCTAGCGGCTCAATCGGGGGTTTGTGCATGTTGTAAATCCGCCCCGGCGACAGACGTAGACCATTGTCACAAAACAGGGAGGGTCCGCGACCTGCTTTGTAATGCCTGCAACGCGGGAATCGGACAATTGCGAGATTCTCCGGCGCGATGCGAGAGTGCCGCGCGGTATTTGAGGAAATTTTCATCGGAATCGGAGGTTCTTCCGTTTGTAGGAAACTCGGGCCTGTAAATTTTCCCCTTGACTTTTGGTCCTAAGTGTGGACCTTACCGTTAGAACTCAAGCATCCTCTGCCACTGTTCTAGGTTGAGATAGGCCATTTGTTGCGGCTGGCCGCGCGACAAGAAACCGTGAGCGTGTAAACGCCCACACCAAACTTAACCTGAGTCTCTCAGACTCAAACATTTATGGTTTAACATGGCAGATTGCATAACTCCCTCCGACCTCTCAGACATAGCCCGGAAAGATTCCGCGCGACTAGTGGGCCAAATCGCGAAAGCGCTAGCGGCAAATTCACCCTTTATCAATGTCCTGGGCGGCGGAACCTTCCCTTCCGGCATCTCTGATGTAATCCGAACCGCCGTTCAGCAGCAAGCCGCACCCGGCGATAGCCTCGCCCTACCGACGTTCGTCTGTGACCTAGAACTTTGCGGAACCGTCGGTCTTCAAGACCTCACGGACGCCGTCGAATTTACGGCACAGCTTGAGTCGAAACGCGGTCTCGGCCCTCGGGTATGCGTCAAGAAAGGCTTTGCGGCATTCAAGTCCAGCTACCTGGCTGCTGAGGATTCGCTGAAAAAGCTCATGACCCAATACATCAACTCGGACATTCGCGCCCAGTTGTATCTGCGCTCTGCCTCTAAGTTCGTCGCCGCCATCGGCTACGATTTCGATTCGTTGTTCACCGGCGGTAACGAGACGGACGTTGGCGTCAAGTTCGCTCCCATCGCTCCGACGGCTCCGATTTCCTTCAAGGCGTTGCATACCATTGCTCGCTATTTGAAGGAAGCACTGTTCGCCGAGATGTTCGATGCCGGCGGGAAGGGGATGCCTCATTTCCGTTTCATCGGTAGCTCGGACATCATCGAAGCGTTTCGCAATGAAACCTCTGTTAAGGACGCCATCTGTTGTTTGACGCAAGGCAGCTATCGCCTCGGCGAGGTTGCAATCTCTGCCTACTCTTTTGAGCAGGCCGGCGCGTATCGCGGCATCGCTCTCGGCACCGACCAGCGGCCCCTTAGGGCTAACGGTTTCAACGAGGACGGCACGCTATCACTCATCGACCCCGTCATCACGGTCGTCAATACCTGTAAGAACACGGCGTATGCCAAGGCGAATCCGACTTGGCTTTCTGCGCTCTGGGAAGTTAGCTTCTTGTTCGCGGACAACTCGTTTAATCGGCTCACTCCGGAACGTTACACCGGCGAAGGCACGTTTAAATTCGCGCCCCAGCTTTACATGGGCGAACTCGATTGGCATTACGAAATGGACAACGATTGCAACCTGTGGGGCGACTTCGGTCAGCACAAGTATCAGATTACTCGTGCTTACCAGCCAGTCCGTCCGCAGCACGTAGTCGCGATTCTCTCCCTTCGCTGTCCGGCTGACCTTGGCTTGGAAGCTTGTGAGGTGCCTAGCTCGTCCAGCTTCACTGGGGCGGATACGTTCGCTGCCTTGGGAGTGTGTGAGGCCGAGGATTGCACCAACCCAGGCGGTTGCGTAGGCGAAGTTCTCACCTAATCGCCAAGAATTCGTGGGGAGGGTCGTCGTCGCAAGGCGGCGGCCCTTTTTTAATTGATAAAATGTTATGGGTGGAATGAATCGAATGCCAGAGTGGGTGAAAATAAAGACCGCCGCTATTATCGGCGTTACCGTTCCGTGGATAACAGAGCTTTTTGCGAAGGCCGGCCCGGTCCTCGACGCACTAATTAAAGTTGGGCAGGTCGGCGTGGCCGTAGCGACCATTTTATACATCCTCGCTAAATGGCGAAAAGTTCGCAACTCAAAGACTGAATGAAGTATTTTTCTCTAGTGCTTTTGTTCCTTACTGGTTGCATAAGTCCGCTCGAACCGGGCCACTCATCTTATACGTCGACAGACGGCACGCTGGTAGTTGCTAAACAATCACAAAACCCGAAAACTGAGACGAAACAGGATTATGTCCGAACACATGAGACGAAAGACGGAAAAACCACCGAGGAAGTCCATACCGTCATCGGAGCCGCGCAGAAAGACACGGCGCGCGAAATCGGAGCGAAGCTCGCGTCTATGCGCTGGATGCAGGTTCTAGGCGTGTTGGTGTTCCTGTTCGGCGCGGCCAGCTTTGTCTATCCTCCGTTAAAACTTGTCGTGGGGTCAGTCACTACCAGCGCGGTCGCGTGTGCTTCCGGCCTCGCGCTAATGTTTTTGCCCGTCATCGTCGTAGGAAACGAAGCCTTGTTGCTGGCCCTCTCTATTGGAGCCGTCGCGCTCGTGGGCGTTTGGTTTTTCGTGCATCGGCACGCAACCCTGCACGGGAAATTGAAAGCACTTTCAGAGAAATAATTATGTCTTGCTCAAGCTGTGGATGTGTAAATTGCGGTTCTGGATTATGTCAAGATTGCATCAACGGAAATCGCGGCACTGGTAATTGCAACCCCTGTAATACTTGCCCGCCGAATACCGTAGACTGTGAGACGTTGCCGAGCGCGTTGGACAATTTCACGCGTCAATTTTTTGGTAGCATTGAACGAACTGTAATAGATGGAGAAATTCGATGGGTGCTACCGTGCGACCTAGACGTGGGGTTACCCGGCAATCCGCGCCTCGACGGAGAGGGGCTCGCCTGCTATTTCCTACGGCTGTTTAACGACGGAATCATCGGCCAAATGGGCCCAATTGGTCCCATCGGCCCGGCTGGCACGAATGGACGAAACGCCTATGCGGTCATCACCTCAGCGTTTAACGCTCCATCCGACGATAATCCGACTTCACAGTTTACAATCATTCCGACTCCGGTTGTTTCAGTAGGCCAAACCATTTTTATCACGAGCCTCGGTTGGGTTCGCATCACGGATATTCTCGATAACACGACCGTTTTTACGACGCTCATCGAACTAATTCCGTCTTCGGCCGCTGTTGTCGTTCCCGGGTCTCTGGCACTTCCTACGGGCCCTCGCGGGCTTTCCATCATAGGACCGCAAGGAGACCAAGGGCTCAAGGGAGACAAGGGAGACCAAGGCGTCACCGGTGATACCGGGGCGGCCGGACCAACCGGAGCAACGGGGCCTGCCGGCGCGGCCGCGACGAATTCTAACGGAACGGAAACCGGCGGTTCTACGGACTACACGATGACGAACGTCTACGCCAAGGTTGACTTCGGCACGAATGACCTAGACATTACTCTACCGACTGCTGGCACCTATCTTGTGATGTTTCAATTCGGGGGCCGTAACGATTCCGCCGCGACGCGCGAGTGGGATTTCAAGATACACAACTTGACCCAAGCCGCAGACATCCCGAACACAGAGCAATTCAACGTGGTTAATACAGATTCTTCCGCCACACGGTTCCAATATTTTTACGTGTTCGGGATTATCACAACCGCAGGAGCAAATGAGATAATTCAGCTTTTTGCGAAATCCTCCGCAAATACGGCCACACAGCTTATTGATTTTGCCACAGCAAAGGGAGTGTTTATCAAGCTCGCATGACGCCGTATCCAATCATCCGCGATGTCAATGGCGAACTCGCTGAACACTGCTGCCCGCCGAAGGCCGGTATCAAAGAGGCGCACAGGATTCGGCACGAGCTTCCGCCATTTAGGTTGCTAAACAATGACCCGCAGATTTTGCAGGACGAATTCGGCGCTCCGATTAATGACGAGCAAACGAACGGACTAATTTATGACGACCTGAGAAATTTCTAGCATGGCAAAAATTTCTGAATACCCCGAGTCTACCCAACCGCACCCCGATGGATTTTTATTCATCGCGGAGTTGCAGGAGGATGGCTCTTTCGTTACCAAGAAGGTTCGGCCGGATGTTGTCGGCGCAGTTGGGCCGGTTGGGCCACAGGGCATTCAAGGTCCGACGGGCCCGGCGGGAGATACTCCGGGCCCGCAGGGTCCGCAGGGTCCGGCGGGCTCTGACGGAGCCCCGGGAGCTACTGGCGCAACCGGGGCCACGGGAGCAACTGGCGCGACCGGGCCGGCGGGCAGCGATGCACACTCAGATATTGCTTACGCAGGCGCGGTTCAACTTGATTTTAGCCTTGCTCAAAACTTCCACACTATCGAGTTAGCAGGAGATATTACTTTCACTTCCACCTGGCTCGCGTCTATGCGGGAGAAATTCGTTCGTCTTATCGCCGACGGCTCTGACCGCACGGTGACTATGCCCGCGACTTGGAATCCCGTCGGGGACACGATTGATTCGGGAACGAATACTTTTGTTGTTCCCGCAGGAACACAAGGAATTATGTCAGCGAAATCATTCGATACAACTGACGCAGACGTGGTAGTGGCCGCCGGAGTATTCGTCTAATGGCTTCGTTTACTTTCAAAGACCAGGCGTTTCTTGCCAGCGCGAAATCAACTGCATTCTCCCCGCCGGACCCGGGAGACCTAGTGCTTTGGCTCACGCCGGAAGCTCTGACGGCGATTCCACTCGCAAATAACGACCCGATTGATACGTGGCCGGATAGTAGTGGGAACGGGAATGATTTCATGGCCGAGAATACCAGCTTTCGTCCGCTCTATAAGACAAATCAAATCGGCGGGCATCCGGCGGCGGATTTCGACGGCGCGGATGACTTTCTAAAACGAGCTAGCGCGCTTGGGGTTACTCAGACGTATAGTCTTTTTATCGTTTTCAAGTTTGATAACGCCGTTCCGGCATCCGGCCGAGAATGGCTTTTTAAAAACGGCGAGGGATTCGGACACGGGCTTGCAAAATGGGACGGAAACCGGATTTGTTTTTACAACACCGGGGTGTTTTTGACGGATAATCCAGCGACCACAAGCCCAGAATTATGGTCTTCAGTTCGCACATCGGCACCGCTGGAAAAACTATACGTAAACGGGGTTCTTCAGGGCATTACCAACGATACCAGCGCCATGACTAGCCCGGATGCGAATTCCCGGCTTGGTATTTTTCTGAATACTACTTTTGGATTCGACGGAAAACTCTCCGAGGTAATGCTGTGGAAAAAGAATCTTTCGGACCCTAGCCGAAATATCGTCGAAGCCCATCTCATGACCAAATACGGACTCTAAGAACTATGCCCAACAAAACCGAACCAAAATACCCCATCGACCTCGGCAAAAAGCCATCGGACCTGGGCGTCCCAATGCCGGCCAGTGAATCCGACAAAATGCCGGAGACGATTTACCCCTCGTTATATCTCGAATGGGAAAAGCCCTATGGCTTTCCAGACGAGGGCACGATGACGGTTAAATTCAAGAAACGCTCCGAGGAAAACCGCAAGACTGGCGACAAGACGGTTCAGCGGGTAGAACTCGATATCCTTGAGATTCTCGATACCGAAGGCAAAGATATCCCGGACAAAGAAGAGGAAGATTCTGGAGACGTGCTTGATAAGGAAATGAAGAAGCTCTCTAAGAAAAAGGTTGACAAAACAGACGAGGAAGACGGGGGTTACTGATGATAATTGTAACGGAAGTATGGGATGACGTTAAGACAATCGCCGGACATTGCAACGAGCCGAAATTATTCCGCTTTTTAACAGACTCGATTGAGCTTCTCGCGACTTCCGGTGACATCGACCCACTAATCGGAGTTGTGGATATTTGCGTAGATGGGAATTGCGTCACGCTTCCTCGCGAGATTGAAACCCCGATTAGCGCGAATATTTGTGGCCGTCCTGCACACGGGAGAGATTTTCTTTTCCAGTTTCATCTGAATGGCCCCGGCTCTAGGGATTGTGGTTGCAGTTGGACATGGGCGGATGCCGGAACGCATCCGGTATACAAAGACCTTAAGTGTCCGGCAAAACTGATAGCCTTCGTGGATGACGAGCGTGACTCCGGAAAGTTGCTCCGGGTTTTTGGCTTCGATACGCAAGGCCGGCCGTTACAAACGCTCGTCGGCGATATCGTTGAGCCTGGGCTCCGCGTCCCGACAATTTTCAACTACGCGCTTCCGTCGTCAACCGACCCGATGGTTGCGCGTATTACGGGCGTCGTGAAGGACCCCACGATTTCAACTATAAGATTGTCCAGTTTTGATAGTTCCACGTCAACGGGAACGCTACTCGGAGTTTACGAGTCGGATGAAACCAAGCCGGAATATCGGCGCATTAAAATCAATCCGTCGGGGTCTTGGGTTCGACTGGTTTACCGGAAGCGGACGTATGAAATCACGTCCCTCCACGACCGGATTCTCCTCCATTCTCGACCCGCACTTCTTCTCGCAATGCGGGCGCTCAAGTGGTATCAGGATGGAGACCTTGCTAACGGCAACGCATACGAGGCCAATGCCGTGCGACTACTCACGCAACGCCAATGGTGTCTTGATACGCCTATGGGAAACCCGCTCCAAGTAGACGATAGAAATTCCATAAGTAATAAATGTGATTATCTTGACTAAATGTCCAGCCCTCAGATAAATCAAGTTCCGTTCCGCCGACCCGACGGAGATATTTCATTCTTACCCGGGATGAATAGCAACGCGCACCCGACGCAATTGCAGCCCGGGCAATACGCGCGTTCCATGAACACCGTCAATCGTGGCGGAATCGTGCAATGCCGACCCGGTCGACGATGCAAGTTCGTTTGTCCTCCCGGAAATTTCCAGGGCAGCGAATGGTTTATTCCGAAGCAGGGCACGCGAGTAATTCTGTTCGCGGTGGAAGGACTCGTTTACATTTCAGAGTTTCCATTCACGAATTACCGGCAGATTCCCGGGATTTCGTTCCTGCCGCACGCAAGGCAGATTTTTTTCCAGCAAGTTGAGCAATCGGTAGTCATCAATGACGATGGGTCGCTAACACTGATTCCTCCGCGAAACCTGATGGTGATTCAGGACGGGGGGTTCACCCCTCCGGCAGTTTTTGATGGGACGACTGCGGAACATCAACGGGGAGCAAACAAGATTCCTCTCGGGGGGCCGATGGAATGGGTAGGAGACCGGCTTTGGGTCGCGCGGGATTCTTTTTTGTTCGCTTCCGACATTGCGAATCCCCTCTCGTTTACAGAGGCGATTTATTTCGCGACCGTCCGGGCTTTTACTCTTCCAGGAACCATCACGGCATTGCACCGGACGACGAACCCCACATCGCCGCAATTACTGGCCTACACAGACCACACCACCACACTTTTTCAAGCCTCAATACGAGACCGGTCCCAGTGGCCTACGACCCCGAATTTTCAACAGGTCGTGTTGACGAGCATCGGATGCACCTCGAACCGGTCTGTTCAAGCCCACTACGGAATGCTCTGGTGGTGGTCTGAGCATGGGCTAGTCTCCTTTGACGCCGCCGGTTTGAATTTCATCACGGCTGCGTTGCCATATCGAGATGTAGAGATGAACGACAGCAAGGGCCAGCTTTCTGAGGATTGCGGCGGCATTGCGGTTGTTTCGGTGGAAAATTACCTTTTAGTCAGTGTTCCGCACTCGGATTTATATAATAAGCATACCTGGGTCCTCGATACCGGAGTCTTTCAAACGTTGAACCAAATGGCCCCGCCGGTGTGGAACAGCTTTTGGACCGGCACACGGCCGATTACGTGGCTCGTCGGTCAGGTGAACGATACCAACGCGTTCTTTGCCTTTTCACAAGATTATGACGGTCTAGTTAGGTTGTGGGAAGAATTCACGCCCGACCGGCTCGATGACGGATGTCCGATTACATGGTATCTGGAAACCCGGGGATATTTCAACCAAGACCCCACCGTCAAAAAGCAATTCCGCTTCGCGAAAATTTACATGAGCGAATTGCTCGGCGTCATCGACGTAGCCGTGTTCTGGGCCGGGGCGCAACGTGGAAAATACAAACGAATTCTGACCAAGCGCATCAATGCCACTGCGGGGATGCTGCGCGCACTTGATATCGTTACTGCGGAGGACATTCTTTACTCGCTGAAAAAGCAGTCGCGAGAATTGCGGACTCAAGACGCAAAAGAAATCTGGACGAACGAAAAGCAGACTTCCTGTGGGGTCGAAGACCCGCTTGCCGAATTCAAGGATGAATCCTTTCAGCTTTTGATTGTGGTCTCCGGACCCGGCGCGATTAATTCGGTGTTGACCGAGACTGACCCCGAAGAAGGACAGAAGCTCGGGGGCGCGTGCGAGGAAGACGAAGCGGAAAACAAGCTAGTTCGATTCGATGGTGCGGGAGAATCCTCCAAAGAATTTCTTGAGGCGGCAGACCGACTCGCGACCGACCTTGAAATTTTCCGGTCGAATCAGACGGCGACGTTAATGCAGGATGGATTTATTGAAACCGGCGTCGGGGAAGGCGAGAGCACGATTTCACAAGCGGCTGCGGACAAAATCGCGGAATGTATTGCGATTCGCAAAGCCGCGAAGCATCTTGAGGAAGAACTTCCGGCAATTGTTAGCCTGCCGGACTCGGCATTATGAGGGAATTCGCATCATTTGTAGGAATCACCCGGAGAGCGTTGTCGATTAACTACGTGTCGCCGCTGGTGTGCGAGATGATTGCTTCAAGTTCTGGCTCGGGCGGCGCAATCTCGGCAAGCCTTGAAGTCGAACAGACGAATCGGCTGGCAGGCCCAGAGACAATTTTCATGGACGGGGATTTCCTGTCATGGAGCACTCGCAATTATATCGATGCCTTCGTTATATATTATGCCACGGCGGAAATCGGACCATTTACTATGCTGACCGCGAATGTGGTCGACTTGCATTTCAATGTGGTTGCAGCGTTGCCGCCCGGCACTTATTTTTTCAAGATATCCGGACTAGAGCCCGACTTCGGAGAAACTTTTCCATCACCTACAATTGGCCCAATTACTTTCTAATATATGGCACTGAACAGAACAAATCTAGTCCTCCGAGCCGCCCCGCTTCCACAGGACTTTCGCGGAACCGTACAAGACTTGTTTGAGGCAATGGTCCGGAGGCTATCTATTCTCAGCCCCGTCGGAACGAACTTTTTCGTTGTCGGGGACGTAGAGCCGTCTAGTAATGTCGGCCCCTGGTTAAAAGGGGGCACAAAATGGTATGTGTTCTCGGAAACAGAAGGGCGGTATGTACCCCTCGACGTGACCGACTCTCTACTGCCTCGGTTTTTTGCACAAGATGCGAATCCGGGAACGCCGGGCCCCGATGACCCGCTCGTCTGGCTCCGAACTTCGCAAAACCGAATTGTAGGTTTGTATGGATGGAATGGGGCAGAATGGCTCGCTTCCGCGAACATTACGCATTCCGGACCAACGGCGAATCGTCCATCCGAACCCGTCGACTTGGAGGAATATTTCGATACCGATATCAACGTGCTCATTCGGTGGGAGCGCGGGACGTGGCGAACGTCTGCGGGCTCTCCCGGCGACGTAAAAATGGTTACGCACACCGTTCTTACGGAGGCGAAGCGGTTCAATCCCGGCTGGGAGGTGCTGGGGATTGAGGATGAATCCCAACGAGGGCGTTTTCTCGGGATGGCCACAAAAGACCCCGGCGCTGCCCCGGTTTCGGCATTTACCACGCAATCCGGCATCACCGGCAAGGCCGCAGGGGAGCAGGCCGGCGCAGAGCGCGTTGTGCTTGGCTCATTACAAGTTGAGCAGCACACGCACGAAATCGGCCATATGTTCGCCAACGCGGCGGACCAACGTTTTCGCATTCATCGAATAGATGACGGGGACACGCTTGAGATTCCCGAGCCAGTTCCGCCGAATCATTTTCGGTCGAATCCCCAGATTGGCCTGGGCCAAGGGATTGCGGGCGATGCCGTATCCGGCACCGCCGGAGATGGCAGCACCGGTGCGACGTTGATTACTGCTAAGCAATACGCCGAGGCGGATGCGGCTGCATATACAGAGCCGGCACAGTCCCACGAAAATCAACCCCAAGCTTACTTCCTCTGGACGTTGAGAAAGCTGTAACCGCTTGACTTGGGGACCTTTTTGGGGACCTTTACTAGATGACTCCGGAACCATTTATTGTAAAAGACGATTTTCTGCCATTTCCCGAAATTACGCGGGAACTCGTGACGGGGGAATTGCCTTTTTCCGACGTGGTTGGCCCGGACGGTGAGCTTTACAAGCGAGTGTTCGTGGCAGACCCAAATCTCTTCAAGCCTGAAATTGAAAAGTGGCTCAACGCCAAGGTGTCGCAGCGTTATTCCGTTTTTCGCCTGAACTACGCCGGGGAGAATCCGAACAGCGCAATTCACTCCGATGCGCTTTATGACAGCCACGCGCTCGTGCTATACCTCAGCCGGCCGGAGGATTGTCAGGGGGGCACCGCCTTCTGGCGGCACCGCAAGACGGGATTTACGGCTTGGCCTACGAAACAGCAAATCCTCGCGAGGGGGAAAAACCCCCAACGTATTTGGGAGGGCCTCACCCATGACTGGGACGACCTTTCGGCTTGGGAACGAACCCACCTTGCCGAGATGAAATACAACCGTTCAATTTGTTATCCGACGGCCGCTTTTCATTCTCGATATCCCTTTGATGCTTTCGGAAATTGCCCAGAGAACGGGCGTTTAATTTTTTGCAGTTTTTTCACCCCCACAAAATAATGACCCCCACCGAAAAACTTAATATTAAAAACCTCTCTGATGTCGAAGATATCGGGCACGCGTTCACGGCGGAAGTGAATTACCCCGGCGGATTCGTGTTCGATGCCTTCGCGAGCCATTGGGGCCCTCTGATTGAGTCTGGCATCGGCGAGATTTTCGTTATCCGAGATGGGACACGAGTTGTGGCCGCGCTCGGATGCGCCTTCGTAGACGATTGCTTTAGCGGACGAAAGATGGCCTGCGAAAACTGGTGGTTCGCCCATAAAGAACACCGTGGACACGGAATCGCCAATCAGCTTTTTGATGCTTTCGAGGCGGAGGCAGCAAAGCGGGGAGCGCGGAAAATCATCATGGGGCGGCTTGAAACGCCGCAGGCCGAAAAGTTAGAGGCATTGTATGTCCGACGAGGGTATAAGCCGCTTGAGAAAACTTTTGTGAAGGATTTATGATTTTAAGAATTAAAACGGGAGGTATATCTTGGCGGTCATAACCACCGCCGCTGTTGTGGCTGCCGGCGTGGCTGCGGCTGCCATTGTCAAGAAGCGCGCGGCCGATAAAGCGGCGAAAGCCCAGAAAAAGGCAATCGGTCAGCAGGAGCAACTTCTCAGGAAGAGGCTCGACCCCGAGGCATTGAATCGTCTCGCAATTCAGTTCGATGAAGACCGGGCGAAGAATCGTCTTGCGCTTCAAAAAGAAGTCGACCCGGAAATTGCCGACTTGCGCCAATATAGCAAAGAACAGCTTCTCAAGCTAATAAAGCAGCCGTCGGAGACGCGGCAGACGACTCAAGTTGCGAATCAGCTTTTTAAGGAGAATATCAATCCCGACGAGCGGATGGAGAAACTTAAAAACTCCATCATTCAGCGCGCTCAGGAAGATTTTGACCAAGGGGCAAATCTCCCCCCCGAATTTCAGGGAGAGCTTGTTCGGGCCGGACTTACTACCGGCGCACAAGCGGGAATTGGAACAAATGAACGCGCAATCGGCGGGACGACATCCCGATTGCTCGGCGGAGCCGGGTTAGCACTCAAGGCCCAACGCGCTCAGGAAGGCGCGCAACTGGCCGGCACCGCAGACGCGTTAGCCCGGTCACGACAACAATTACTGGCCAACATTTTTCCGACTGTAGCGGCAAAAGAAGCGGCCGATTTACAGCGGGCCGGGGTCGGATTGCAGCTTTCGGAGTCGTTGTTGCCGGAGAGCGGACTTTCTGGCACCCAAGCAACTGATATTGAGATTGCAAAACAAAAGGGGTTCGCGAACTTGCTTGGACAACGGGGGCAAATCAAAGCGGGCCAAGCACAGGCGCAGGGACAGCTTACGGCAAGTTTAATCGGCGCAGGCACGAGCTTGGCGACCGGCGGAATTGGGGCTTTTGCGGGGCCCGCAGTAGGTTCCGTTGCAGGAGCAGGGGCAGGCGGAGCCGGAGGTGTCCTCGGGGGCGCAGGCGGGGCGCAAGTCGGTGGAACGATTGCACAACAACAGGCCATCAATTATCCGCAATTAACTCAAAGTATTTTGCAGAACCCGAATATTAACTACGGAGTTCGCTACTGATATGCCTATCGGAACCGACAGAGCGGGTGGAATCAATACATCAGATATTTCCGGAATCGGGGCCGGCGGAGTTCCGCCGACACCGGCCGTGGAGGATTTGATGCAGGCATTCCGGTCTGGATTTTTAACCGTAGATGATGCCATTAGGCGTGGACTATCGTTGCCAGTTGAAGCCGAGACACAGAAACAAAATCTCGCGGACCAACGAGTCATTCGTCCACTCGCTAGGCAAGCCCAAACAGGTGCGCTCTCCAATGAAATCGAAATTCAACCTCGCAAGCAAGCCCTTGTAATGGGACAAACCGAAGCCGCAATTCGTGCGCTTCCTACCGAAGCGGAATCAGCCGCTTCCGACGCAGCGAGAGCTAAAGCAGCAGCCATTGCAACCGGTCTCGCTAGTCCCGACGTGGATACTCGATTGCGAACAGTCTCGAATCTTACCACTGACCAAATCCTCGACGCTTGGACAGCAGCCAGCGGGTCTCCCCCGCCAGAGCGACTCGAAGTTGACGACCCGGATGCCAGCACGAATACCCCCGCTCCGATTGATGAGTGGTTTCTTAATTCAGGCGGCACACATCCTGTCGGCACTGACGCGGTGGACAACCTGAACCGACCCGAAGTCCAATCGGCGTATCAGCAGTATGTCAACGAGGTAAAATCCCGGCCTCTAACTCTTTTCAAGGGCACGCCGGAGTATTATCAGCGGCTCAAGCAGGACGTTCACGACCTCGCGACGAAACAGGCTATCGAGGCTGCGCGCATCAAAGCGATTCCGGGAGTTATCGAAGCGCAGGCAAAAATGGCTGGCGAAGCGGGGTCGAAGTTGGAGGCTTCCGTTCGCGCGGAGAATTCCGCCTACGGCACCAAACAGGAAATTCAGGATTTACGGAAGGTGCAATCTGCCTTTTTCAAATTGCAGAATGTCCTCGACCCGAATAAGCTTAGCACTCCGCAGACTGACCAAGCGGCGATTTTCTCGTGGATGAAAATTCTCGACCCGGGTTCCACCGTTCGTGATACTGAATACGCCACGTCCGAGAATGCCCGGGGCGTCCCGGATACCATCAAAAATTATTGGAACAAAGTCGTCAAAGGACTTATCCTGACGCCGGAACAGCGCATCAAACTTGCGCAGGCCAGCGAAGATGTTTATCTCGGGCAAGTGCAATCTGCCATTCCGACGATTGAACAGTTCGTAGATACAGAGAGCCGAATCGGTGCCGCTGTGGGGTCCGTAGTCCCGCAGCAGGACGTGGATTTGCTGAATCGGGTGAACCGTCGCGCGAAGCCGGCGATTGGTCGTTCAACGCCTGCGGCGGGAGGTTCTGCGCCCCCATCCGCCGGAACCCAGCGCGTCGTCCAGAACGGTGTTACCTTCCAATGGGACGGCTCGAAATACGTCCCCGCCCAATAGATTATGGCGAATTTTCCCTTGCCGACATTGCCGGCGCAGTTTGACCCGAGTAAACCTTTTACTCAGGTGCCGGAAATTTCTGCCTCGGTGAAATCCTCAGCCGCACCGGTTTCGCACACCCCTCAATTCAATCCGGACCAACCTTTTGAGGAAATCCCGGACGCACCGGCAACTCCGGCCACCGCACAGTTCAACCCCAACGAAACTTTCTCCAAGATTTTCACTCCTGTCGATATTGCGACCAAGACCAAAGATGAACTAGCAGCCGACAAGGAATTCAATCCCACTGACTTTTTTGCGAATAACCCGGATGTTGCGCGAGACCCGGCACAGCTTAAAAAGGTCATTGATGCGTATCGTGCGCGGAGAGTAGAGGGAATCAAACTCGGCGAAACAGCCGCCGCCGCCGCGAAATCCGCGCTGCCGACAGTTGGAAAGTTCGCTAAGGGCGCATACCAACAAGCATCGAATCTTTTTGTTCTTACCGGTCTGCAAGACCTCGCGAATGATGTCCTCGGCACCGTCACGGGACAGACCCCGCAGGTAAAGCAGGAGTTGATGAAAGAAGGTTTGAAGGCGGGCACGGAGGCTCAAGCGAAATCCGTAGCGGCAACCGAAACTTCGGCAACCGGACTCTCCGACCTCGCGCGTACCGGGGCACGAAAGCTTTTCGGAAAATCCCCGGAAAAACTCACCGACCAAGAATTATTGCAGGAACTATCTGCCGACGCGGCTTTTCAAACCAAGTTGCGCGAAACCACTGAAGGGCGCGGAGAATTCCTCAAGGGCATCGGGCTTGATTCGGACGAACTCGCGAAGCAAGGAATTGCACTTGACCCGAGCGCAATCGAAAACATGTCACTCGTCGACCCGCTGACACTCGTCGCACTTGGCGGCGCGGGAAAGGGTGGTTTTCAACTCGTCGGCAAGGGCGGTAAAATTCTCGCCACGGTTCCCAGCGTTCAGGCGGGTATCCAACTCGCTGGAAAGCTTGGCAATGCAGTAAAGCCGGCACTCGAATCGCTCTCGCAGGCAACAAGAAATGCCGTCGGCGGAGTAACTGGATTCGCGGGTAAGACAATCTCTTTCGTGAGTCCCGCCGCCCCCGTAATTGGCGGAGTCCTTGGAGTCGCCAAAGGTGGGCCTTTCGGACTAATTAGTGGAATTTATGCGGGCGAACGACTTGCCCCGAAGTTGGTGCAGGCTGGCGAAGCCGTGCAGTCTCTCGGGCAGCAAATTACAGGAAAAGCTACTTTATCCCCGGCGTTGCAGAGCATTGTTTCCGGCACCAAGATTGCAGCTTCGCTAGCGGCGGCTCCCGCCAAAGGCGCAGTAATCGGAACCGCAATCGCTTTGCCGCTCGCGGCAGCGGCGGAAGGAAGCGAACAGGCCGGCGCGATTCTCGGCGGCGGTCTAGGACTCGGGGCAATCGGCGGAGCAGTCCACGGAACTGCGCGCGCCGCAAGCGAACTCGCCGCGAAGACGTTCTTCGACCCGCACTCGGTCAAATTCGAGCCCGTTTCCAGTCCGGACTATGGGGTTGACGTAACTCTCGATACCGCGCACCGCGCAAATTTGGGCAAACGCTCCCTCAATGAGCAGGGCGACGTTACCACGGCCCGAGAAATCTTCCGTCCGCTCGGCGGCGAGATTTACTCCGTAGACAAGAC